TTAAAGTTCTATTTAGATAATCAGAACTACCAGAATTAAACCTTAATGAGTTATCTACATCATAGCCTGTGTCTTTTATGGAGTTAGTTCCAAGAATGATCATTAACTCTCCAATGTTGGAAGTTCGCCTAATGGTCTTGATTGAACACCATCACTATCTGTAGTGTATGTGTATAAAGTTTCTAATGCTGGAGTATCACTTGCATTTGTAATTGCAGTTTCCATTTCATTTGATTTAGTTCTAACACTTGCTCTATATGTTGCAATATTAGTTGGTACAGAATAATCAGATACTTCACTTGCTTTAACAACATACCAATCAGTAGGTGCTAATAATCCACTAGCTTGTTGTTTAATAGTTTGTATTAAATTATATTTTAATCCTCTAGTTTTAATATCTCCAACTGATTTGTCAGATGGTAATAAACCAGCATCCTCATCATCTTGCGACCATGTAGTATCTGCATGAGCCTTAGCAGTAGCAGTTCCATAAGAAGCTGTAACAACACCATCAGCAAAAGCAAAAGATTGATTAGTATTGATATACCATTTCTCATCTTTTTTATTGGTGTTATCAAAGGTTACTTCATAAATACCTATTGCGTTTAATTCTGCTTGTGTCCAAAGCTGAAATATTTTAGCTGGATATTGAACATCTCCTATAACTAATGCTTTAGGATTGTTGATAAATTTTGATATTGATCCGTCTGTTATTAATGCGTACATATTTTAAGCCTCACTTAAGTTTAATGTTCTTCCAACTTCTTGCCAAACAGCACCAGAATATTTAAAAACTAAAATATCGGTTTTAGCATCTGTTGAAGTAAATGTTGGTGCAGTTGATGCTGCAAATTCAAAAACTGTGTTGAAAGCTATTGTGTGTGAACCATTGTAATTAATCTCAATACAAATAAAAGCACCTTCAATAGGATTAGTTGGTGCAGAGAAAGTCGTATTTTCAGTTGTTAAATGATATGCGTTTGGTTTAGCAGAAGCATCCCAAGCTACAGCATTTGATGATGATGTTAATGCTTGTTGAGTTACATTAGCAGCATTAAAAGTTAAAACTCCAGAACTACTACCATCAATCCAAGTTGTAGTTGTTGAACCATCATTACCAGCAATTTTTAATTGTCTGTCGCCTGTAGCTGAAACAGCATCACAATTACCAATGATTACATTGCCATCTCCACCTAAAATGTTAGCACCAGCACCTTTACCAATACCTATATTATAAATTCCTGTTACATCTTGTAATGCGTCATATCCAAATGATGAATTATATTGTGCACTGCCAGAGGCATCTTTTTGAGAATAAGTACCCACTGCAGTATTACCAACAGCACCATCACTTGCTTTTAAACTCCAAGCACCTACAGCAACATTTAGTCTACCAGTTGTTAAAGAACTTCCAGAGTTATATCCTTTTATGGTATTCAAATCTCCACTTGTTATAGCATCTAAAGCATTGATACCAACCCCAGTATTATATTCAGCAGCGTTTAAAGTTCCAGTTGTTGCATGACCAACTAATAAACTTGATGTAAAATTAGTTCCTTCTTGTTTTCCAACTAAAGCTAAATTAGTTGCTGCTTTACCATCTAATAAATTTAGTTCTGTTGCAGTAGAAGTTACAGCTACATCTTCATTTATTTTTGGTGAAGTTAAAGTTTTGTTTGTAAGAGTTTGTGTTCCAGTAAGTGTAGCAACAGTTGAATCAATTGCTATTGTTCCAGAAGATGTAATTGCACCTCCAGATAAACCAGTACCAGCAGTTATAGAAGTTACTGTTCCAACATTTTGTGGAGTTATAGTTGTGTAAGTAATACTTGTAGATCCTAATGTTGCATCAGTATCTGTAGTACATAAAAATATTTTATTATCATTTGCAGTACCTTGATTTACTACAACCATACCACCAGATAATTCTGCAATAGTATCATGTTCTGGATCTCTTGATGCTGCACCACTTGCTACTGCAATATATAAACCATTTTCTGTAGCTGTACTTTGATCTTTTAATAAAACTCTATCTCCAGCAACTAGGGTTACACCATCAATAACATCTCCAGCTTCAAGAGCTGATGAAATAACTACATTGGCAGTTGAAGCACACTCTGCAATAATTCTAGTTCTTAATCCAGCAACTGCATTATCAACATATGTTGTTGCAGCTTTTGCATCTATTTGTGTTTGGATAGCAGAAGTAACTCCATTAACATATGCAAATTCTGCATTTGAAACTGCACCATCATGAATTTTAGTTGCATCTATTGCTGCACTTGCATTAATATCTGCATTAACAATTGCACCATCTACTATTTTTGCAGAAGTAATTTGAGAATCAGCTATGTGAGCTGTATCAATTGATCCATCAACATATTGATCTGAATCTACAGAGTTAGCTGCCATTTTAGCAACTGTAATTTGTGAGTCTGCAATATGAGCAGTATCTATTGAACCATCAACATAATGTTCACTATCAATTTGTTCGTCAGCTATTTTTGCACTTGTTATAGCATCAGCATTTATTTTAGCTGTAGTTACAGCACTTGTTCCAATTTTATCTGCTGTTACTTGTGCAGATGCAATATGAATTGTGTCTATTGAACCATCTACATATTGGTCAGAGTCAACAGAATTAACTGCCATCTTAGCAACTGTAACTGCATCATCTGCAAGTTTAACAGTTGTAACTGATCCATCTGCTAATGTAGCAGTTGCAATTATACCTGTTGGAATAGAGTTATTAGTTTTAGATAAAGCACCAATGTAAACATTTGTAATAGCTTCACTTGATAATGAACCACTATCCCAAGTTACATTTACTGTAGTGTTTGTAGAAAAAGTTGAAGAACTAATTGTTCCATAAATTGTTCCAGGTGTAGCAGCTGTTAATTTAATTCTTCTTCCAGCATGATAAATTGCAGTTACATCAACACCAGCAATTGTAAATGAAGTTGAACTTGCATAAGCTGCTGTAAAAGCTGCATCACCATCACCATACTCTACCCATTGACTATCGTTAAACCATTCTCTAGTGTTCTTCATCAATGCTCTAATTGCATTGTTTAGATTAGAAGGTAACATTCCTTCAGCAGTAGAAATACCATTAAGATCAGTATTATTTGCTTGGGTTGTTGAATAATCTTTTATACCTGCCATTTAATCTCCTAAGAACCAAGCAAATGCTTTATTATTTTCTTGATTTTTTTCATTTATTAATGCGTTAATAGCTTCTTCAATTTGTCTTTGAAAAAACTCTTGTGTTTCAAAACTGTATCTAACATTATCTATATCAGTTTTATCTGTCATCTCAACCCTGATCTTGATGCAACTAAATCTATTCCTTGTGCATCTTTCCAAGCTCCTCCACTTGGTATTTTAACATTAACTTTAACATATCTTCCAGATTGTCTTACTGGATTTATACCTGTTGAGTTCATGCTTGAAGAAGTTGATTCTGTAGCACTATCAGCAAGTCTATCTCTTGTTTTTAAAGTAACTGTAGCTGTTGCATCTACTATAGGTCTTACACCTATTATAGACGATCTTGTTCCTGGAAACAACTCTAATTCTGTAGTTTCTATTTCTCCAATATTATCTGTACCTGAAAAAATTGCAGCTTTGTAATCACTATCTATTGCACCAAGTAATAATTGTCCACCAGACCAAAAATCAGTATCTAGTGATATATTAATATTATCTAAGTTTTCTGAAATAATATCCATAAGTTCTACTGTATAAGCTCCAACGAATTGAGAAAAGATTGTACTAGCATTGGTAGTAGCAGTTGACCATTTTTGAGTAGCATAATTATAAATTAAAACTTTATCACAAATTCCAGTAGTATTAGATGTATCAGCAGAAGATGGATATAACCAAATTGCTAATTGATTAAAAGGATCTGTAGCTGCAACTATTCTATCAGAGAATGCTTTGTTTAAATCTAAATCAAAAAATCTATTTACTTTCTCTGCACCTATTGCTGTAACTTGATCTCCATTAACTTCAAAGAATCCATCATCAGCATAAAAGAAAACTCTACGATTATCTTGGCAAACAGTTCTTCCATATACTGCACCTCTATTAGGTGAAATTACTGAAAGTCTAAATACTGTTGCACCACCGACATAATCCATTCTAATTATTTGGTTTTGTCTAAATACATAACCAATCTCTCCAGATGTTATGTGAACAATTTGTCCACCTGATCCTGGTAGGTCTTGCAAGTCTGATTGTTTTGTTCCAGATTCCCAAGTTGTAATATCATTAATTCCAGACCATTGTATTCTATTGGATGCACCAACATGATTACCTGTTACTAAAAAATCTCTAATAACTCCTGAGCATTTAAATACTGGTACAGTACCTGAAGTTCCAATAGTTGAAAGATTTGCAAAAGCAGATGATGTTCCCATTAAATAAAATTGAGCAGGATCTACACCATTACTAACAATTACATAATTTCCAAATTGAGTAAAAGTTATGTAATCAGTAGAATCTCCAGTTAAAGGAGTTCCACCTACAAAATTAGTTGTTGTTAGTCTTACAGTATCAGAAGATACATTAGTTAAATTTTCTCCACCAATAACAGCTCTTGTTACTGTTACAACTGCATCTGATACAGTTGCTGAAAAATCAGCATGACCATTAATTGTATTTTTTAAATTAGTTGCTGTAGTATTATTATTTGTTTGAACTTGAAATTGATTTGTAGAAGGTGATCCTGTAACTGATGTAAATACAATGGTTGATCCATTATTTTTTTTTAAAGTAATTGTTTTACTAGCACCAATATTTGCATAATCAGAAACTGTAATAGTACAAGTCGCAAAAGAATTACTTAATAATTTTCCACCTGCTCCTCTTTCTGTAAATGCTCCACCAGTTAATTCATAAAGAGTATCTTGTGTTGCAACAAAATTAAATACAGTATTAGCATTATCTCTAAAAGAACCAGCACCTCTTGAATCTTGTGTTATAGTATTTGTAGAATAATTAACTAATGAAGGAAATCTTTTATAAGAATTTAAAGCATAATAAACATTGTTAGCTACATTAGCACCAGGATTATTATGTTCTGGTTGGTCAGGTAGCCATTCGCCAAAAGGTATTTGCATTAATTTCCTTAATTGTTGTTACTTGTAATAATTCTTGATACATCATTAAACGCACCTGAAACAGTTACATCACCTCTTTGTTGTAAAGGTGCATTTCCATATTGATCTTCTCTGTCATTTCTCTCAAGTCTTTCAAGAGATGTTACATATTGTTGTTGCCATTGTTGAACTTGTCTTGGTTCAATACCACCTAAAAAATTAGCAGCATGATATAAAGAACCATATAAATAAATTGAAGGGTGATTAGATAAAATATAATTAGAAGTATTTGAATCTGATAAAGCAGTAAATTCTTTATAATAATTT